GTGCCACCTCATGCGCCAACGCGGGCAAGATCAGGTAATCGCCGCCCACGCCGGTCTTGCCGCGCTTGTAGCTGATCCGACCGTCGCGGATGTTGCCCCATGTCAGCCGGGTCAGGTCGGCACGCGCCGCGCCGGTATTCAGCGCCAGCAGGAAGACCAAACGGGCCTTGCTGCCCGGCCCGTGGTGCCTGAGAAACTGCGCCATCTCGGCTGCCGTCCATGTGTGAAAGCCTTCGTCGCCTTCGGACATGCGGTCAGCTGCGCGGGCCGGGTTCACCGTGACGCCATCAACCTCAATCTTGATCGCATAGGTGAACAGCATCGACAGGTTCTTGCGGACCTTGTTCGCAGCCGATGGTCCATCCTTGCGCCCCATGAGCGCCTCGACATGCTTGGCCCGGAAACCAGCGACCGGCAGATCACCGGCCTGATCGCGTAGCCAATCCAGTTCACGCGACAGCACGCGCCGCGTGGCGTCCGACTTGTTCTTGTGCCTTGGCGACCGCAGGTAGCTTTCAATCAGCCATGCCAAGGTGCCGTGCGGGTTCCGTTCGATGATCGCAGGCGTCTTCACCTCGGCAACCGCCGCCTCATACGCCGCGCGCCACTCTGCCGACCCATAGGCACCGGGCAGATAGGTCGTGAAGCCCTTACGCCTGAAACGCCAGCGGACTTTGCCGTGGCGGTCGGTGACGCGGGACACGCCGGGGAAGGGATTGCGCCGCTTCATCACAAGAGTCGATCACAGGGGTTGCCGGTTTCATCGTCAGAGACAGCACCGGCAGGCCAGATGATGATTTTGCCCGTGCGCTGATCGACCTCGACTCGCCCCACCAGCAGACCAGCCGCGACCGCACCCTTGACGGCGCGGGTCACGTCGATCTGTTTTACACTGGCGGGACGGTTGGCCACTACCTTGAGCCTCCCAAATCACGTTCGATCGCCTCATCCATGTCGGAAATCGGCTTGCCAAAAGCTGCGGGAAGGTCATTAGCCAACGCGACACAATCGACGATTAACCCCACGGCGCGCGTTTCGAGTGCGTTCAAGTCATTGAACCGGACTGCAAACCATTTGCCATCTTCAAGTCTCCCGCGCTCGTCAATCTGAAAACGATAGTATCGAAACCGGGGCGATACCTTGCCGGGATAGCGCGCTTTGACGGCGTGCAGCAGCACGTCTGGCGATAGCGTTACAGCAAACATTAGGGCGCGCGACAACTCGCAACCGCCGTCATACATTTGCCGCATGAGGTAGACATAAAGGGCGTCAGCCCAATCGTATTCCCATCGCCCGTTTGAGCCCCGGGTGCCTAAGTTCTCGATGTAGCCCCGGCGTCTCCAATCGCGCTGCATGTCAGCCGACAGCCCCGTGACCTCCGCCAACTTGGCGGGGGGCATATGGGGTTCAGAGTTAAACAGGTGGTCGGGCACAACATGACTCCGTGGCTATACGCCATAAGTATCACGGCGTATAGCCACGGTCAAGCCTGAAAAATGGGCCAGCCCCGCTCTGCAACGTGCTGGCCCTGCGCCGCGCCCAAAGGAACGCAATAGGCCGCGCCTTGTCGGGGTTTACCCACTCACCGACTGACGGGGTTGCTTTAGTCAGACGCCAAGGCGCAACCTGCCCATCTCTTTTGACGCAACACGGTTTCAGCGTCTAATTCGGCCAATTCGCAAACCAGATCGAAGTCAGCAGATCGCAACCAATCGGTATCAACCCCGCGGGCCGCGTCGATCAGGCCCCGCAGCAAAACCATGCGCCACATGTCACGCATCCAAATCCACCATCTTCAACGCCTCCGATGGATCAACACCGGCCTCTTTCGCCAGCGCCATCGTCTGCACAATCGCGCCAAGCGCCCGCGCACGGCCACCAGCGTCGAAAGCCTGCAATGGACGCATCACGTCCAGCGTGACGGGCTGGCCCAGCTTCTCGCTGGCCTCTTGCCCGATCATGGCCGCAACAGGCATGAGCTGCCATTGTGCGAGGTGCCTTTGTGCCTCCCTCACCATCGGGCCGGTTGTGCTGATATTGCTCAGACCGGGCAGAACACCGAACACCATTTCGATACTGGCCCGCGATGCCTCCAAGGTTTCCTTTGTCATCGCCCTGGACAGATCGGGCGACACATCGCTTGGCTTCAAATCAGTCTGAGGTGCAGGCCCGCCCGCCGCCGTCACATTCACGGATTCGCGCACCAGCATCTTGCCCCGGAACCCCCGGAACCCACGGGCCAGATCGCTCATGTCTTGGTCGGGTGCCTCGGGAAACGGGATGACAGACGATCCAAGCGGCGCGTTGGCATAAACCTCAGACAGCGCAGATTCCATCATCTGCAACAGGCCAGCGGTCAGACGTGCCCGCCGCAAGGGTGACGTGCCGACATATGGCATGGACATATCGGCCCCGATCCGCAGATGCAGCACCTCACCCGCCAGCACCGTTTGCGTGGTGCCGCCGCCGGTGTCAGGGATGCCGACACGGTAGGCCACGGGCTTGCTGTAGCGTGTCGTCAAATCCCAATCGGAACAGGGCAACAGGCCATCGTCGCGGATCACGAAGACAGCCTCGCCCCTGAGCGCCAGAGCGCGGGCCGCAAGGGCCAGGACACGCGGTGTCAGCATGTCGGTGCCTGTCACATCCGCAAGGCTCAAGCCGCCCTCCCACAGCGACACCGCGCCCTGCACCGTGCCCGTCAGTTCGGCCACGCCGTCCACGCCGCTGATGTAATCAGCCCGCGCCTGCATCACTTGCGTGGTGTATCCGGTGCCGCTCGATCGGTGTTCAATGGCAGGTTCTTTTCGCTTAAATGGCCACATATCAAGCCCTCCTGAAATTGCGCAGCAGATCGCCAGCGCCACTGTTCTGCATTGCCTTGGCCACCCAGGTGGCAGGCCGATCAAAGGTTTCCTTGATGTCGTCGCCGATCTCGACGGAATGCGAGGTGTGCGACGGGTGCCCCGCCACCATGCCGGAGTCGCCGATCTCAGCCGAGTATTCAGCCAACCGCCGGAACGCCTCAGAGACAGGTGCAGGCACGTCACCAGCGCCAACCTGCGCCGTGATGCGATAGGTGCCGTCACGCGGCAGACAGATGCCTAGCGGGCCGTCCAGCAGCGTCAGGGCCTCCCATGCCGCGCCGTCCCACACATGCGCCACACGCGACACCACAGGCGTCAGACGCGGGTAGAATTGATCGCCCCCGCCGCCCGTCAATGTCCACACCACTTCCCGCACGGTCCATCGGTGCGCGGTGTAGGCTTCAATCCGCGCCCAGATCATTGCAGCATCAAGCGCTGCCGCTGCCGTAGACAGGCCCGCCGGTGCCGTTGGGTATTCAGCCGGGACCGCCTCAAATTGTTTGATCAGATCAATCATGTCACGCCCTCCAACGGCTTAAGGTGCGGTGCAGGCCGGTGTCTGGCAGGATCACGCCCCCCGCCGTCCAATTCCGCGCCTCGACTTGCGACTCGGGATATGCGGGCCGCGTCACGACGCTCAACTCATACAAAAGCGCCTGCAAAACCGTCCTGATAATGGCGTTGTGTTCGCCGTTCCCAGGATCGCTGCCCTCATCCTCGATCCGCTCAGGCTCAGGCACCGCCCGCTTGGGTGGCAATCGAAACCCCGGCGATATGCCGACAGTCAGCCCCGCCGCGATGCCTGCCAGAATATCCCGCACATAGGACACCTCTTGCATTTCAGGCGTGATCGTCGCGGTGAAGGACAGCGCATCGTCACTGTCCGCAAGATCCAGCGTCCCCGCGCCACGGCTGGCCAAAGGCTTGTCAAAGGAATGGCCGACAAGAAAATGAATGTCCTCTTTTGGATCATCCACGCGATAGGCGAATGCGCGGGATGCAATCGCCTCTTTTCTTGGCCTGCCGGAACGGCCCCCATCACTGAGGACCGCCCGCTTGTTATATGGAAAGCGGCCTTGCAGCGCCAATGCGCCGGATGCCCGCTTGCGGAGTTCCAGCCCGCCGCTATGACCGCCCCAGAGCATTACTGGATGCCCGTCAGGACGCGGGTTTGAACCGCGCGGCTAATCGTGGTGTCCATCGTGTTCAGAGCCGTCAGGCGCAGGCCACCGGTTTGCGCATCTGCATACGGATCGCGGATCAGATCGACCGCACCCCACAGGCCCACGAACACCGGCGCAACACCGCCCGCCGAGGTTGTCAGCAGTGCTTTGCTTTCCAGCGGCGTGCCAGTCGGTGCAGGCAAGGCGTTGTGCGACATGACAACAGTGCTGATGTATTTCGTCAGCCGCTCCCACTCGGTCACTGCCGTGCCGCTGATGAACGTGCCATCCATCGTGTCCCAGACTTCAGGACGGATCAGCAGGCGCACCGCGCCGGGACCAGTCGCCGCGTTGGCCGTCATGAACGCCACAACCTCAGTGCGGATAGCCGCCCAGGACGCCGCCGCATCCAAAGCGGTCTCATCAATGCCCCAATCCGACGCGCCGGTGAAGACGCCGGTAGGCTCGCCGCTGGACCCTGAGCCGTTGAAGATTGCCCGGTCCATCTCTTGTTGCATGGCGCCCGCCATGTCGCGCCGGATTGCCTGTTCCAGCGCAGCACCGGACTGCAACAGCGTCTTGCGGCTGATCCGCATCTGGATGCCCAACGTGTGATCAGGCTTCAATGGGCGGTCCAGCGTCGTGTAGGCAGACGGCCCGGGCACGTTGGCCAGTTCGGTTGCCTGCCAACCCGCAGAGATTGCCGACGTGGTGACAGGGGTTTCCTGTCCGCCGGTGCCGATATTGATCATCTGGACGCCCATCTGCGCCGCGACGGACGCCGGGAACAAACGCTCGATCAGGGGACGGGTAACAATCGGATCAGGGGAGCCACTGGCCACCGTCTCACCGGCGCGGGTTTCAAGCGCCGCGTAGGGCACGGGAATGCCGCGATAGCCGCCTTGAGACCGCAGTTCGGTGACGATCTCCGCCGTCTGGCCAGACAGGGCACGGCCCTCATCAAGGCTCAGGGCGATTTGGCGCATCTCGAAACCGGACATGACCTCATTCCACTCTTTTTCGGAACGGGTTTCGAGTTCGCCTTTGGCTTCGGTGCGTTGTTCGTCCTCAGACACCAGTGCAGCCCGGAACCGGGTTTCGTTGGTGCGATATTCTGCATCCAGCGTTTCCATGGACCGGGTTTCGTCCGTTGTGGGGGCGTCCTTGCCGACAAGGCCCGCCAACTCTTGACGGATTTCCGACTGACGCCGGGTGATTTTCAGTGAATCAAGCATGGTGATTTTCCTTTTGCTCGGTAGGGTTTCGCTGCATGTCTCGCAGCAGATCGCGCCATTGCTGGCGCTTTGGGGTTAGAGGCTTATGCCCAACCTCAATTCGGGTTTTGCGGGCGTGACACGCGCCGCAAAGCATCTGTAAATTTGACAGGGTGTAGGCCAGATCAGGCCGATCCCGGACGGGCAGAACGTGATCACATTCCAGCCGCTTATGGGTGCCGCACTGGACGCAAGCCCAGTTGTCACGGTCCAGCGCCTGCATCCGCAGAGCCTTCCAGCGCGGGCCGCGCGTCACGTGCCGTGAGTGCCGTTTGTATTCGCTCCTCATCCCCATGCTATTCTGCCTCCTTTATGTTGCGTCCTGCCCATGATCCGCGCGCCCTCAGCAACCGCCAGAACAGCGGCACAAGCGGCGTCGATACGGCCCATCGACCGGCCCTTGACGATTTTGGAATTGCCCGCCGGATCAACGAACACCGCCGCCTCGCCAATGGCGTGACGCAACAGCAGGCTTTGGGAAACGTGCAGGTTGCCGTCGAACACGAACCGCCGGAACCGCTCCACGTCCTCAGAGCCATCCTTGAACCC